TTCTGGTGGACCTGGCGGGAGTCGAACCCGCGTCCAGAACATATTTCTCTTTGCTTCATACAGCAATAACTTACTCTTTTACATTATAAAAAAGACTTTTTGCTATCCAGAACATATAGTTGACTACAACTAAGATGCCCCACATATAAACCCAATGCCAATTTTCAAACATAAGAACTCACTTACCTTGACCTCTATACTTTTTAAAACTAGTACGTCTGGTTTTATTCATAGCACTTGTTTTAGGTTTGCTACCACCTTGGCAGGTGCGCTTACTAATAACGTGACCTTTTGTATTTCTACCTGCTGCCATAATCTACTCCTTATTATATATGAACTACTAACAAAAATCAAGACAATAGTTGTTCAAACCATGTCTAAATTAATTTTATACGCTTATATTCTAATCTTAAATCCCTAAAACCATTTATCCATGTATTACGTTTTTCCACAAAGATTAATGGGTCTTCCTCATCCACCGCAATTAAAATTACTATTTGAGGTACAGGGATCTTTGTCATTTCTTCAAAAGCAACGGCATATGCGGAACATTGCATAAAATAGTCGTGAATATTATCCTTTTCTTTAATCCTTTTAGATGTTTTAAAGTCTATAACAGACATTTTACCATTATATTCTGCAATACAGTCTACTGTACCAGCAACTTCTAAATGATCAGAAAATAACGATTGTTCTAACGCATATATGTTGTTTATATTATGTAGTATAGGTTTAAACTTATTCCACATCTCTATATCAAACATATCTGGATTCACAGTTTCGTTCAATAGATATTTTTCAGCTAAAGAATGAATTCGAGTACCACGTCTTGCAGCAGTACTCGAAATTCTGTTCGCTTCTTCTTCACCCACTCGCTTTCGCCATGCCATAATAGATTGTTTTTTAAGCAATCCGGTAACAGTAGTAACTGATGGATATTTGTTACCTGTTGGTGTTTGATATACCCTAGTACCGTCTTCATTTGTAACACGGTTGAGCTTTGGTAGCTCACATTCTATATGATTAAACATTAAATAAATTTAGTTAAGTCTGGGGGTGTCCAACCTTCTGGTTTTAAAATTTTACCATCTTCACGTCGAATAACCTTACCTGTTTTCGCATCAATCTTCCAAAGATTAGATGTTGTAACTTCATTCCATGCACCTCGTACATCATATCCTTTCATATGGCAATAACCTAGCGTAACCCAGATTAGATCCATACAAGCATCAAGCTGTTCGACCTCATCTTTATTTTGATATGCCTCTAAAAACTCATTAAACTCTTCATTTATAAGTTTGTGATATAAGGTGGCATTTTCCTCACTAGGTGTTTGATCACATGCTGTTTGAAATACTTGTACATCTAAAGCCATATTCATAATTATATTTTCCTTAAGCTAGAACTTGCATATTATGCTCGTAATGTTTTTTACGATCTTCAAGTCCTATTGTACCACCATTTATCTTTTTTGTCATTGCGAGAACATCCTTTTTATCGGCAATAGCATTAAGTTTGTTCTTTTGCCAAAACCAACAAGCAGATTCTATAGCACCATCCATTGTTGAGCAATAGGTAATGGCATCTTCCAGGGTTAATCCTATCGAATTAGCAAATGCCTGATAGTTTAGTTTACCTGTAAGTTGAATGGCCCCGCGGCCACGGTGTGCCCAGCCATCGCCAGACTCCTCGGGGCCATTCCCCATACGATTTGCATAAATTTTATTTGCAATTTTTTCAGGCTTACGTTCATACTGTTTTGCCAAAGCTTCATTAGGGAAATACTTTTTAAATAGCCCTAATAATCCCTTTGCACCATAATTTAAATTTTCTTGAAGGACAGTAAAGTCCAAAGACTCATGCCCACATTGTGCTAAAAATGCAGCAACTCTTTCTACAGTGGTAATCTCATATTTAGGTAATACCTTTTCTAAAGATTCAAATAGATCGCGCGGATTTTTGTTTCTTGATAAACACTTCTTTAATTTTTCTTCTGTGAAATCGAATTCAAAACTCATAGTTTCTCCTTATAGTTATTATACCAGTTCATACTGGGTTTCGTATTTTAACCTTGCTAATATATATTCCTTTACTATAGCAGATCTAACTATATCATCAACTCCGAATTCGAATGTTTTAAAACTTGGCATCATGTCAGCAATGACCATAAATTTTTTCAATCCCGACATATCGCTTTTCTTGTATAAATCTGTTTGTCTAAAATCACCGCAAAATATAATTTTGGATCTAACCCCCACTCTAGTCATTATGGAATTCAATTCCATATCAGTCATGTTTTGACATTCGTCAACTAAAATTATAGAATTGCTTAAAGTTATCCCTCTGACAAAAGATGTAATCATAAATTGAACTGCTTTTTGTTCACTCAATCTTTGGAATGCATCTGTTCTATCAAATAGATCCTTGCAAATTTCTACATATGGTTCAGTATATACTTCTGTTTTTTCTTTTTCGTCCCCAGGTAAATGTCCTATATCCCTGCTAGGTACTGCTGACCTAACTATTACTACTCTCTGATACTGATTCTGTTTATTTAATACTTCCTCTAATGCGTGATATAATGCTATGTAAGTTTTGCCTGTTCCTGCAACACCGTGTAATAACATAACTTTTGCTTTATCGTATGAATCAAAGAATCCTTTCTGATTATCTGTTAATGGCTTAATTGTTTTCATGTCATCTAGACACAGTTTCAGTTTATTATTGGCTAATGTTAACTGAGGGGTTTGACTAGATTGCGGTTGAACACTTGTTCTTGTTTTTGCCATGAATTGTCCTCTTAGAATAGTAAGTAAGGAGGCAACGTTATGTATTGACCTCCCAAGTTAAAGAAAGATAACTTATCATATATTAGCTTCTGCTCAATTTGTTTTTAAGGTCAGCCTGACGTCCGTTGTTAGACCCAACCCTAGACAACACCTCTCGAAACCCATCATCCACAGTTCTGATGCCAAGACGAACAGGGTCGCCAAACGCAGGCATAGCAGTATGATGGGATTCGTATTTGGGGGATTTGCAAGAAGGACACTCTTGCGATTCTCGTTTAGAGATAGAACACATAACTGAAAATATTTCATCGCAGTTAGAACATTTGAAATCATAAAATGGCATTAATTAACTCCTGATACATTATATATTATAACCTGATGCTAGTAATACCAAATAGGTACTTCCCGTTTTTTCCAATTTGCTAGATGCTGTTTAGCGCCTATATAGTAGTTTTTGTAAGAACTTATTGAAGATGACACAATAAATTGAGTGGGCATGGCAGGAGTAGGTTCAGACCAGCCTTGTTTGCCAATATTCTTCGGAATGTTTTTTAGAAGGACATAGCAAAGGCCATCACGTTCCACTTTGTGAGTTTTACCATAACGATAAGTGTATTCTTCACACAATGTAACCAGCATATTAGATAGCCAAAGATAATTCTCGGTTGATTGTCTTACCCATATAGCAGAGGGATGATTGGCATGAGTGGATTTATATAGTTTAGAATCCAAATCAGATTCTAATTTCCACCTACGAATTTTTCTGCTAGCTGCTGTTAGTTCTGTAACCTCGTATCCATCAAGAACTCTGTGTGCGGTAGAAAGTAGTTGCGCATATTCAAGAATCATTTTAACAACATGCTTATCGTTATGTTGTTTTGCGCATTCTACTGGGTCATTATGTAAATAAAATATGTTCATAGTGTTTCTATAGATTTCAATATTTCTTGTATAGTATTTTTAGTTTTAATAGAAAAAACGCCAGACGATTTTGCTTCGACTAGCGCTTTTATAACTGTTAAAGGTTCGTAATCTTCTAAGGTTTTTTCAGTTACCTTTTCTGTAAGATTACCAAAGACATTTAAAGATATGATTGTCAAAAATATCTGCTCCTCTGTATAAAGAGGAATTTTGTAACCTCGATAATATGTTCTTCTCTCAGGAAACTTGTAAATTTTTGCGGGCATATGATTAACCTCATTCCCGTTTATTTATAATTATTTGATAGATTTACTAGATTCTGCTTTATCTTTATCTTCACGTAATTCTATAAATACGGGAAGGAATAAACTCTCGACCCCTGATCTATCCTTAATACGAGCATTATACTTAACAGTTATAATTTTACCAATAACTTTTTTGGTATATTCATCTCGTTGTTCATCAGAATACCCAGATCCAACATTTACTCGTATTACGCCGTCACTTGATTCGCAAACCAATGCTCCTAAGCGGCCTACATTCTTACCCGTGCCTTCTTCCCAATCTACAACTTTTAATTCGCATTCAAGCTCGCCCTTAAACTTGATCTGAGTCTTAGAACGCTTGTCTTCCCAAATACCATCTTTGGATTTTAAGATTGTGCCTTCTTGACCCTCGGATAAAAACTTTTCAAATATTTTCTGAGCAGTAGCAATATCGTTTACCTGTTTATTCCATACAAATTCAATATAGTGACCTATCTGTCCTTTTTGCCCTCTCATGTATGACATAGCCTTACTTAGCTTGTCCATCCTTGCACTATAAACTTCCTTATCGATACCTTGTGAGAACTTTTCAAATGTAATAGCATCCCACAGAGTAGCTCTTACATTGGTTGCTTCTTCCTCACTCATTGTACCTTTGATCGATTTGGATAAAATGCCATTACCTGTTTGTCTATTGACAGGGTCACCCGTTACGCCTACAACTAGCAATTCACCATCAAAGACCATATCTTCACCATAGAATTTCGCCATGGTAATAAATGGTATATCAAATACTTTATTAGGAATAGTTAATTCTTTGCCGTTGCGAGATCTATATTCTACTACTTCGCCCCTGACGATTGCGTTGAATCGCATTCCGTCGAGTTTAAGTTGGACATAGGCGGGGAATTGGATTTTGTCGACAAGTTTTTGGTCGTATCCAGAAGCCAACATAACTGGGTATGACGGGATAGTTCCTGGCCAAATTTTATTAATGGTTGCTTCGGAGACTCCGCAACGCATGTCTTTTGCAATAATACGCTCAATGATTTTTGCATCTTCTTTACTCAGCGATCCTAAAATAAATTGTAAGTGATTAATTGCTGCGTGACCTGTCATAACCCTATCAGACAAAACACTAAGATTATCTAGTGCTTCTTGTAAGGACTTATGATTAACATCTTTAGCAGTATCATAACTTGGGATTTTTCTGATATAAAATTGAACAAATGGATTCAAAGCTAATTTAAACACTCGCTTTAATAATTCATTGGTAGCATTCTTCTTTAGAATAGCTTCCTTAGCAAGACGAGAATTGTCTAATGCTAATTGTTCAATAACGGTATAAATTGCGCTCATTTCTGCTCCTTAATGCCTTATTATAACATCTTTTAGGAAAGAAGTCAAGCAACTGCATTGAAAAACGGGTTAAAGTGCGGGGTAATAGAAAATTGTAAAGAATACTTGGTTTCTTCCGCAAGTAAATTCTTTTTAGCTTCCTCTACCTTATCTAAATTAGCATATACCCCGACAATGAGTTTACGTTTAACTCGTTTAATGGCATCCAGATATTTGGCTTCGAGAATATATTGATTATACATGAAAATAAAGTCCTTTCGCAGGAACTTCTTGATTTACATATTCATCATCAACAAAATCTAAAGTACCATCAAAATGATATCCCGCCCCTCGTAAAAACATCTCAATATTTTCTAGAACTTCGGGTAAAAAGTCTTTTTCAAATTCGACAGTTGTTTTCTCATTTCCGTGATCACAAATAAGTGTAAATTTAGACATGGTCTTTACTCATGGTTGTAGTTGTTGTAATTGTTTGATACATAGTCTCAAACTCTTCGTGTTCTTCAAGTTCCAAACTGAAGTTTTGCTTGTGATATACTTTTGCCATTCGACGAAATGTCTTTTTGGAAAGTTGATACTTATCACAAATTTCTTTAATAGCTTCACGCATAAACTCTCGCTCGCCTTCGGTGCGAGTCATAGATGCACTAATTTCTTTCATGCAGTCTAAGATAGCTTTACGATCTACTGGGCTTGATGGTATTGTCATAATAAAGGTTTCCTTTCTATATCTTCTTCGACACAATTATCACCATATTGTATTTCTACAATTTTTAATGGCTTATCAGTTTCATTACAAAGCTGATGCCATTTTGTTTTACTAATATGAAGACTATCAAATTTTTGATAAACTCCCAAAAGGTAAACATCGGTACCTACATCTATAGTATAGACTGTGGCTGTTCCTTCAGATACAAACCAATGTTCTGCTCGATCTTGATGCCTTTGCATACTCAAGCATTTTCCTGGTTCTACTGTTAATTCTTTTACCTTGACTTCTTTACCCTGTTCGTGTAAAACCCTATAGTAGCCCCATGGTCTTTCTGTTTTAGGAGCCTTCCACTCTTGAAGAATCCACGAACTGGAATTCATTTTATTTTCGCCACCAACACCAAATGCGAATGATAAATTACAATCTACAACATCCATTTCTGGAATATTATCTTTAGTCCTGTCGCCGCCGTTGGCAAATATAAGTTCGGCATCGGGATAATGTGCTCTTGTCTGTTGAATAAAATGTTTTGCCGATCCGTCGTCGTCATCAAAGGTAAAAACTTCGTCGACCATTGATAAATTATTAATAACACAAAGTCTTTCGTTCCATGGCATAAAGGCTGCACCTTTTTTACGAACAAGCCAATCGTCAGAATTTAATCCAACAATTAATATGTCACCTAAAGTTTTTGCAGCTTTAAAATAAGCAATATGCCCAGAATGTAGGGGATCAAATCCGCCAGTGATTAAAACAATTTTAGACATTAGCGTCTCATACTTGAAATAGATTTTGCCTCATCATCACTAAAGATGGGCACGGCATTGGACTTGTGCATTGTTCCAATGCCAATCATTTTTGTTCCTGTATATTGTGGAATTTGTTTTTTGGCAGCAATACCGTCGCCCGTATTTAAACTGGGGATGTGCTTAGTTGATTGTCTACCTGCAGGCGCAGATAATTTATAAGACAACGGTTCCGCTGTCATTGCTCTTTTGCGAGATTTTTCTTCTTGCTCGATGCCTTGATTTTTAAGCAGTTGTTTCCAAGCTGCATCTAACTCTCTTGCCTTACGAGCCTCATCTGCATTACGAAATTTAACTTTGCCTTTTTTCTTACCCGAAGTAGAAAGCCAAGGACCCACAATATGCATTGTCATACGAACTCCAATAATATAATTATATTATAACACCTTTTTTAATGCTTGTCAAATGCTCTGTATTTATATTCTACTCGATATCTTGAATCATACAAAGGTTCGGGTAAAGGGGCTCCTTGATCTGACCATTTTTCTTTTTCTTCTTCTACTGGTTTATCTTTGAACCAGGTCAGGATACGCTCAAAGATTTTACTTTTTTTGCTTTTGTTGCCGCCTCTACTTTTGCCTCTACTTTTTGCTTTTCTGGTAATAGATTCGGAAATGCTTCTCGAACAATATCTTCTTTTAAAGATTTATATTTGGTTTGTAACTTTTTGTCCTTTGCCAAACACAATGCCTCTGCTTCAGACCAATGTATACCTTCTAACATCTGAATAAACAGTTGTTCTTTTTTATGTCTAGTAAGATTAATATTGGGATCAAGCCAAACATACATACGTCTAAATTCTGCGTATAGATTAGTTTCAGAATAACCTACTGGGATAGTAGTATCCTTTTTGAAGGGAGGTTCCCCTTCGGGTAGATCTAATTTTACAGTTGGATCAAAATTAATCTGCAGCATGCCCTTTAAGATTGGATGATCATAGGCACGTAACACTTTGACCTTAGATTCTTTGCTGCTCGCTTTTTCAACGTCTTCAAATATTTGTGGTATTGTAGTTTTCATTTAAAATTCCTCTATAACTTCTAGCATATTTTTCATTTTATGTTCAACAAAAAAATCTAGTAACTTGCTTTTATCTTTCGATGGGGTATCCTCATACCTATTTATGATAGAATTTTTAATATGATCAGGAATGCAACTAAAACTAACTAATTTTTTATTGCGTTCGTAATTTTTCTTAAATTCTGCATCTTGCGGCATAGCATCAAAATCCTTGTACCAAAGATCTAATTTTTCCTGACGTATTGGTTTTTGTCGTACACCATTCACAATACTATCGTCTGCTGATAGCACATTAGGAATACCGTCACCCTTGTCACCTTTAATGATATGTTCAAAAATATATTTCTCAGGGCTAATATCAGGTTTAACATACTTCCTTTGTATAGGGGAGAACTGTTTTACATTCTCATACTTTTGTAATTGAATAAAGTCATGATCCCCGGATAATACTAGGAACGGCTTAGGTTCATCAAATAAAACACTCTTGGTATCATTAGTCTGAGACCATTCTGCGAGTACAGCAATGATATCATCTGCTTCTGCGCCTGCAACATTAATAACCTTGTATGGAAAGAACACTTCAATTTCACTACGAATAAGATTAATTGCCTCAAAGATTGTTTTCCAATCAAAGCCAGAATCTTCTCTTGCCTTTTTTCTTCCCGCTTTGTAATAAGGAAAATAATCTCTGCGCCAATAGTTTTGATTATCGCATGCGATAACTATCTCGCCAAATTCTTTACCGAATTTTTGTTTATATCCTCGTATAGAATTTAAGATCATATGTCTCAATAGAGGCACTTGAATTTCAATATCATTACGACCACCCACCTCAGCCATTAGATTAGAAATGGCTGTTTGATTAAAGTCAACTACTATCATTATAAGTTTAGCTTTCCTGTGTTTAGTGGACCACGATCTTCCAGTGTAAATATCGTCCCTGTTTTTTGATTGTCTACTTCTATTTTGTAACCACTTGATTTTGCTCCCGCAGCTATTAATTCTTTCTCAACTATTCTAGCTGCAGCAGATGCGTCTCTTGCTTGCACGACTTGCGTAGAAGCAACTGAGCTGCCCGGGCGAGTAACTCTTACTTCATATGCAATAGTAACTGCCTCGACTGCATCAGGATTTTGTGTTGATGCGGAATCTGTTGTCGTCGATGCAACTGCTACTTCCGAGGTTGGTTTAGCTATAAGAGTACCGTCCTCGCTGTCTCTAATAGCTGTACCGTCAAGTGCAGCTTGTTTTGCTGTAACGTATGTGGAAACCGCGGTGGCAACATCCGACTTCATAATTTTTTCATAAACACTGCCAGAACACCCAGATAATAAATTATAAACTATATGATTAATTTGCGCTTCAATTGCTGCCTTTAGTGCCGCCTTATTAATGGAAGTATTGAATAATGAGTTGAATCTTGTAAGTACAGTATTAAAATCATTTAATGCTGTAGTTAATTCATTAATACCCAACCCACTTAACAGTTTTTGTTCAATTGCTCTAATTAAATCTCCTTGTTCAAGAGACGTTATTAATTCTTTTAGATCTATATCTGGAACAGAGTTATTAGGTGTACAACCATTCCCCAATAAATCTTGTAATGAACAACCGCCTGCCGCTTCCGCTCCAGATAAGGTCGCCACTCCCGATAATCTATCAGTAAAATTTTTAAAGGTGTCTAATTTTCCAGAAACAGTATATAATATACTTACCTGCGATGCCAAAGTTGTTTTTTCCTCTGCCGCGGAAGTATAGGGAGAACTTACTGTGAATGACGGGACTGAATTTGCATTTGCAGTCCATTGATCTATAACTGCTATACGAGAATTTAAGGGGGTTAACCTTGATGTAATTGCTGTGTTGGTTGCATACGCAGGAAACGCAATGGGATTTTGAAATAATTGCTGTTGTATTGCTTCTACAAGTTTTTGCGCATTTGTAACATCTGTACCTGCAGCATTAATGGCATTTGTAACTCTATCTATTAGTGCTCTAATTTCTGTAAGTCCACCAGGAATTCCTAGACCAACTGCTACTTGTCTAGAACCCTGTATTGTTGATGTGTATAATTGTTCTAATGGATTACCGCCGATTTGCGATAAAACAATTTTTATAAGTTGACAATAACTTAAACTAATACCTGCCATATGTTACCTCGTAATTTTTAGGATGATTGTATCTATATTTATCCTACCATTGACAGCCTGTTCTTTAGATTTAATATTATCTAGGAAAGTTCTTAATTTAACCTTACCCAAAGCGAGCAAATCTTTAATTTGTTCTTCGGGTTTTCTCAAAGTCTTTTGTTTGGATTTTTCTGGAGACCAATTTTGTAAAGTCGTACCCTTTACAGTCATACCTTTTGTTGATTCGGATGTGTATACCGATAATTTTCTTGTTTTCGTATTAAATAACCATACTTGCTCTGCACCTACAAGATCAAATGCCTTCGCAGATGTTAAACCTAATTCATCATCCTTAAGTTTATACTTTAAGCTCTTAATTTGTGCAACTGCAGGTTTTTCTCTTGTTGCTCTGACTTTTCGGTTGGCTTTCTTGAACTGACCATACTTGTTACAGTCCTCAACGAAAGATTCGAACAATTTTACAATCTTGGTAATCTTACGTTTAGGAAAATTCGAATAACCCTCAACAATTTGAGAGTCTTTAGAATCAGCTACCTCATTCCATTGATCTAATTTCTTTACTGCCCAAGTTTTTACGAATGTAGTATATGGGGCAGGGATTTGGTTACCCTTTAAATGGGTATATAGATTAAAGTCTTTATCCGCAGTACAAAACTCATCTACAAACCCCTCAAGCTCACCAATATACTCAGATGCCTTGTCTTTAATTGCATCTTGAATAGATGGACGCTTAACCACTGCCACAGGGGTTGTTACTGTGATGACATTTTTCTTAGCATCAAGACGTTTCTTGCCGATCTCGAATAACCGGTTCAATTCTTTATTAAATCCGTCCAAGTGATCTTTGCGAATATTGGCGCCTTGCAATAACATACGAGCCATCCAGCCATATGTCATGTGTACATCTTTTTCGTCAACCTCAGCAAATAATTTAGATGAGCTGGGCATATTATGCTTTACATATTGTGCAAAATACTTGTGAGCATCGCCTCTAGTTTTATCAGTACTATACCAATTATTGATTCTAATCAATGTAATGACATAGTCGTTAGCAGTTGGATCTAACTTAGAAACCAACGGTTCAGATAATAGAACTTTGCCTGCGTCGTGCTCACGTTTAGTAGCCATTTATTCTCCAAGGGTAAATTTGATCTGTTTAATTGAATCGTACCTGCAAGAACGCCATTCATTCTTTTCAATATCGAATACTGAAATGACATTGTCGTTTTCTTTGCGAACACGATCTGTCTTTTTCTCAATTTCAGGCAATTTTTCTTCAGCTAAGGTACATTTCATTTCCCTTATTGTATCATCTTTCTTCTTGAAAGTCAAGCCCACGGTATTTGTCTTCAAAACACTCACTAACCATTCGCGAAATTGTGCTTGTTCCTTGACAGAGGCAGTTTTATACCAATCTGTCATTTCAGACAAATCTGCAGACTCGAATTTTTTCATATTTTCACCTTAAAATAATGTAATTTAAAATTATCGGCCTCGGCCGACTTTTTTCATGATAGTTTTGTTGACTTGGGGAATGTTTTTTGGTTTTGTATTCTTTGCCAATGCTTGTAAATGAACAAGTGGCTTCGAATTTAATGCTGGCTTGCTGTTTTTAGGCAATTTTTGGTCAATTTCTTTATGATCACTCATATCAACTCCTAATATAGAATAATTATAACACCTTTTGTGGAAGATGTCAAGCAATAAGTGGGCCGAAGCCCACTTTTTAAGCAACTCCGGCTACTTTTTCTTTTGTTCTGCCATAAGCAGCAATTCCAAGAACAGCACCCATTGCAATATGGTATAACCCTGCACCCTGAAGGGTTAATGGCATCCATTGGCTTGTAACTTGTCCTGCAGACATTGCTTGTAGCATCGACCACAAGATCGGAAACAATACAAAGTCACATGTACAAGTTAACATATAAATCCAACCCATCATGGGTCGCATTTTCTTATTGATCCAATCAGTAGAATCCTTATCCAATGCTACTGTGGACTCACCACCTTGACTTAATGCACCACCGCCGCTTTTGAGCATCTCAGGATTACCAGATTGGAATCCATTTGGTGGTACTGCATTTGTATTAAATGGTGTAGGGTTTTTTACTTCAGCTGCTGCGTGAGAATCCCAATCTGCCATAACTAACTCCTTTTATTGTTATTATTGATATCATATAAAATGGTGTAGTTGTTATGTCAAATCAACATTCTAGATTACTCGGGCGTTGTGCCCGCTTTTTTACGAGGACGCTTGACAACTGCCTTTACATCTTCGGTATTTACCTTGCCGTCTTTGTTGACGTCCAAAGTTTCTTTAATTTCTTGTTCTGTTTTGACCAAGGCTTCATTTAAAGTCATAGGAGTATTTAGAAACTTATAGCCCCAAACCAATACTCCACCTACGAACACACCCAATAAAAATAATCCCATAAGATCTCCCTTTTTCAGTTTTTACATTAGTCCGGCCCGAAACGGCCCAGATTGCTACATATTATATATACCTTTACTTCCAATCCTGTAAGGCCTCGTCGAAGTCCGAGAATCTCTTGACCACGAATCGTTTTGGTAAGGTATCGAAATATCCAAAGTCTTCGGAAGTTTTATCCAGTCGAACTTTAGACTTTATTTGTTCGTTGTTTAGATCCCCGACAAACACCAAACTAAACGAGGAATACTCAGTTTGGGCTTCGAAAGCAGACTCAGTATAATTATCCTCATAAAAGCCAATAGGTATCAAGTCTCCGGTATATTTGATTCCAATCTCTTCGAAAATCTTTCGGCGAGCTGCGGCATCTACGGATTCTCCCTTATGGACACGTCCACCAATAGGCCAGTAAATGCCTTTACATGGCTCATCTGCTCTTTTAATGAGTAATACTTTATCCTTGTATCTCAATATAATATCAACGCATAAAATGGGTATCTTTTGTATAATTTTTTTGTATTCATTCGCTTGTATAAACATAATCTCTTTCTTAATGTATACAGTATTTATTAGTTATCAGCATGGGGTAAATTAGCTATCTGTTTAATAAACGCTATTGCTTGTTTAATTTGATCGATATCTTTACGCATAAACGCTGTGCCAATATAGTATCCTTTTATGTTGGATAATCCCATTAGTGTATAACGATCTCTTACGTATATGTATTCTTTACCGTAGTTATCCGCGAGTTTCTTATGGACGTAGTTATCGAATTCTGCACGGTTGCCCGCCACAATGTATGTTTCCTGTTTGTCGAGCTTAATATCCTCATCCTCATCCTCGATCATATCATTGAGATCTTCCATTGTGTAGACACCCTTTTTAATCAACATATTACCGAGGCTCTCCTCTGCTCGTTGTATTTCTTCTTCGGTAAAGACACCCTTTGTATTGAAGGTCATATTATAGTAACTTTTTTCTGGAGAAATTTTTCTGGGAAATTTTTTTATAGGGAGATTTTTAAAATCAAGGTTAATATTAGCAGGCCGCTATATGCTATATAAGCATACTAGCACTTTCTGTGTGCTAATTAGGGGGGTCTGTGCTAGAGAGCTAAAATCCTGTTAGGACACTATACGGTATGGGTCTCCTGCCATATCCTCGTGGTAACGCTGTTCGTCTAGATATGCGATACCTTGCTCTACGAGCTCTACGTCTACACCTAGCATAACCGCTATGCTATATGCGTTATACCCCTGGTCCATTAGAGGTTCTATATCTATGATCAGATCTTTCATGCTATACCCTTATGCGTATTCGTAGAACTTAACTGTGGGGTCTAATGCTGTCAATTGCTTCGCAACTTTGGTCAACTGCTTGTGACGGGCAATAACTGTTGCTCGGGGCAACTCGCCATCGCAGGTCAAGTTCTCAGGGGATAAATCTGAGTCGATCATATCGGCAATGCGCTGACGGTCTTCTCGAGATGCTAGGCTCAGACCTTTCTTGTTGAATATCGCATTCCACGAGTTCTTTTGATTCACGTACTCTTTGAGTTCTTTCATGCTTGCTCCTTTGTTACTATGTCTTATTATAACACCGTTTGGTACGAAAGTCAACAATAACCCTTTGGGATACTGGGGTATTGACTCCTGCCCCTTTTGGTGTTATAATTACGCACCTTGAGTAATAACATACTTAGCCAAGTTCTTCCAATTGCCACCCTCTGCGCGAATCTTTGTCGTTGCTATCAGAGTACGCAAACTCAAATTCTTGATGCTGTTCATGTTGTCGCGCAAAAAGTTGATTGCGTCTGCTTTGTACGCTGTACTGTATTCCTCGAGAAACTCAGGATCTGCTACAAGCACTTCCATGCGCTCGATCTTTTGACCTTGCGTCATGCTTAGGTCAACGCACATTGCTCGCGAACGAACTGCTTGGTCTAAACGCTCGAGGTCTTTGTTTGAGATGAAAATAATTGTACCTGTGAACTTGAATGACCTGGGCAGATCCTCGTCTTTCATATCTGCGTTCCAGCTGATCCAACGCTCGCCGTATGAGTCAAGAGCGCCTTTAAGCAAATTCAATGCTACGGGGTCTGTCAACACACTGTCACAGTCGTCAAACACTAGCACTTGGCCGTTGCCTTCGAACAGCGTACGATACAAGCCCTTTGCTGTAGAGAAGCCTTTAATCACCTTATAAGACTTAGGTGTATTAATGCGAGCACCTACCTCAAACTTAGTGAGGTCTGTGGTGTCTGCCATGCCGTTGGTCTTAAGAGCTTTCAACACCGTGTGCGTCTTACCCAGGCCGCCTTGACCTGTGATAATTGCTGATGCGATTGTCTTTTTAGCGACCATGCCGACCATCTGCTCTACGAATTCAAAGCGCTCGTTGATACCAAATTCGGATGCCTTCTCAGTCACATCGTTCTGCACCTGACCTACCACAAAGCCCAGCTTTGCTAACTGGTCTTTTACATAAGATTCGTGTCGTGAGCGTGATACCATTTTGCCATCTACGAAACCCTCGAAACGATTCTTGGTGCTGTTGAACTTGACTGCTATTTCCATTTTGTTTCCTTTTTGCTGTAACATGTCTTAATTATATGTGCTTTTGATTAAGCTGTCAACCAAAAACCCTTTGAGCATCAGGGTCATTCTCATAATACTCATTCTCGGCATCTTCGAATATAGCGTTGGTCTCAGACCAGAGCTCTAGCTCGCTGACATCTATAGTGGGTCTGGTCTCATATAAGCATCCTAAGACCATACTGATTTGAGTATCAGTTAATTGTATTGTTACTTTTCTCATAGTGATTCCTCATATACAATTTCGTCTATAGCACATGCTAAAGCATTAAACGCATTTTGCACAGCATCATTTTCGTCTAAACCGAGTTCGTCTAAAGCATTTTGCACGCTAATTAATAAGCTGTCTAATTGTTGTTTTTGTAAATTTTGCATTTTGTTTCCTTTTCTTAATATGCCTCTATTATAGCACAATTTGGTGAACCTGTCAACCAATAACCCTATACCCTTACGGGTTATAATGTTACTTGCTATAATCATCTACAAAATGCATCAGCTCCTCGTAAACGCACTCATATGCATCTGTCATTACGCTATCCAAATCATCATAGTTATCACTACAATATTTGACTGCTTCTGTAATTGAGAGACCGTTGTCTCTAGCAAAATTTGCAAATACTACTAGGGGATGCTTACTCATTTTTAATTTCCTTTTCTTTTCTTAATATGCCGCTATTATAGCACATTCTGACCAAACCGTCAAGCAAAGACCCTATAGCCGAGTAGGACATAGGGTTTTTAAAAATGCAAAAGAATGCAAATTGCAAAACTATTGTATGGGGGATTCTGATAGGCGATTGCTATAATAGAGAATGCCTATCGGTTCCTGGATTCTGATAGTCTCCGTCTATAATAGAAGCCGCCTATGGGAAATGCTCTGCAATAGACACAGACTATAATAGTCGCAGGCTATGAGGTTTTGATTTCAAATTTAAAAAATTAATAATAAACTCCGGGATTCTTCACCATATACACACTTTTACGCCATATAAATACCGTCTAATATAGGCTCGATTATACGAGCTCTTGCGAGTTCTAGATAATGCAAATCACGATTCTAGCAGCATCTTATATTGCGTTTAACTATTATAGCAACATAATACTTAACTCTACATTCCATGTCTTGAGGCAACTTTTCGATCCATCTCTGAGCGCAACTCTGTAGGCAACTCTATACGTGATCCTATAGCCATGCCTATACCGTATCCTAATAGAAACCCTATAAAAAGGCCTAATACTATGCACATAACGTATTCCATATTATAAAGTACTTTCTAGTTCTTTGATTCGATTGTTCATATTATCCCCAAATACTTTGATATATTGCGTAGAAAAAGACAAACATGGTCATAAAGAAAAGCAAAGGTTGCAATATGATAAACCATAAGAACATTATGATAAAATCCGGGTTTAAATATTTTAAATATTTTTTCATTTTTCAATCCTTACACATCGCATATTCACATATCCTTTTTTACCCTTTGCATCCGCTTCAAATGCACGAATAGCCTGTTCACATTTTTCAAAGGTATTAAATTCCATTGTGGGAATCACTGTATTGGTAAAATGCCCATTACTGTTTAACACAATCAAAACAAATACAATAGTGTTCATTCTTCAAACTCCAAAAAGATATAGTATGGTACTATTAGTATACCTGTTATCGTCATCAATGCGATGCCGGCCATTAGGTATACTAGATAAAATGGTGTTAGTACCCATTCAATTAAATCAACATCAAGACTCATCATTTACTCCCAAGTTCTATGAACTTCTGCAATATGCTCAAGTCCATCATATTCTTCAACAGTATATTCAACACCGTCAGGAATATCCACAACTCTCAGGTTGGCGCAATGACCATTGGCAACATCACCTAGTTCTTCAACTACTTGGGCCAATACTGGGTCGTGACGTTCAATATCTCGTTCATAAAACGATTGTTCAGAACACAATTTATTATATGCTTGGCGATCATTCATAGGCATTGCATAAAATGCTTCACCTTCTTTTCTCTCAACACGATCTTCTGATTTTACCAACCAATAGGTCCAGAATCCCCAATAACTTTTATCCTGTTCTGGGTAAACAACAATATCTTTAATTTCAAGATATCGCATAACAGCTTCGTGACTCAAGTTAAAGCCACCATAACATTTATTGATTACTACTTTCATTATCAATCTCCAAAAACTGTTCCACGTTGTTGCTCATAGTCATAGAATGCTACTAGCTTAGCTGGCTCGTTATTTTCTGGCTTAGCATAATAAACAGTTAAGCCACCTAGATCACGCGATGCATAAAACTGCGTCTCGTTAAAAATAGTAAGTTCAGCTAACACTTCTAGCTCATCAGAATACTCACGATCGCTGTAGTCTATAGTATAGACTTTAGTGTTATTAATTTTCTCAGATTCTTTGTCAGTTATTTGATGCACAATGTTGCCCTCGTTTACGTTGGTCTGAAGTTTGTTGAATGCATAATACAAATGCTTCACGTCTGCATCGTCAGAGTACTTGCCATATACTTTGTCGATAGCTGAAAACATATACTGAAAGTGTTGTTGCTGTGTCTGCATAGTATTCTCCGAGTTGCTAGATCTTAATTATAACACCTTTGGCATTCTATGTCAAGCGCTTTCTAGCATTCAATCTCTATCCACTCCAACGCAGATATAGGACTTTCGGTTATCCTGATTTTTCTTGGACAACCGTTTTTCCTCTCTAAAGCATTCTGTCCAATTATCATAATACTTTAGTGGTTCATACCTAAGATCAACCTTTTGAGTTGTTGGATCCTGTGTAAGAATGGCTACTACTAATACTATATCTGGAAAAATCATATTGTTAAATGTAAAAACATTCTCCGCGTTTGTCTGCACCGATAGAATCATACACATACTCACGGACA